ACAAACTTGGTGACCAGTTAGGTTTTGTTGGCGAGGGCCGCACACGTTTAATTGGGCCAGCGGTGTACCGGGCGCGCAAAGGTATTGAGCGCGACATGGAAAACATGATTACTAAAACCCAAACAGAGATACAAAAAGGGCTTTTGTAATGGCTCTGACTATTCCAATTATTGCCGAATATAACGGCAAAGACCTTGACAAGGCAATTAAACAATTTAGCCAATTAGAAGGCGCTGGTGCAAAAAGTGCGTTTGCATTAAAGAAAGCGTTTCTGCCGGCTGTTGCCGCATTAGGCGCATTAACTGCCGGCTTAGGTTTAGCAACTAAAGCAGCAATGCAAGACGCAGCTGGACAGGTTGAGTTGGCTCGACAACTCAAAGCAACTACACAAGCCACAGATAAACAAATTAGAGCGGCTGAGGCTTTTATTAGTACTTTGTCACGTCAGACCGCTATGGCTGACGACAAGTTAAGGCCAGCGTTAGCAAACCTTGTTAGAGCTACAGGGTCGCTTGAGTTGTCTCAAAAGGCTATGGCAATTACTGCCGATTTGGCTACCGCAAAAAACATTGATATGGAAACAGCCAGCGTTGCTGTAGCAAAAGCGCTAACCGGGCAAACTGCTGCATTAATTAAACTTGACCCATCATTAAAAGGAGTTATTGACAGCTCATCAACAGCAGACGAAATTTTGCTTGCGTTGTCAAACACTGTTGGTGGCGCTGCAGAAGCGTTTGCTAACACGGCTGAAGGTGGAGCAAAAAACTTTGGCATTGCAATGGGCGAATTACAAGAAAGCATTGGCGCAGTGTTTTTGCCTTTAATGGAAAAAATGATACCGATCTTAAACAACGTGGCAAATTACATGGCAGAAAACACAACAGTAATTATTGTGCTTATAGGCGTTGTTGGCACTTTGGCTTCAGCAATTGTTGCGGTAAACCTTGCAATGCGAATTTACGGTACAACAGTAAAAGCTATAGAAATAGCAAACACATTGTTAGCTAATTCTTTTACTAGTTTGCAAACATCAGCAGGTGTGTTGGCTACAGGGATTGGTATTGTAACCATCACAATCGCAGCACTTTACGCTTTGTTTCGAGAAGGCCCAAATGCAGTTAACGGGATTTTGCAACCGTTTAAGGATTTTGCGCGCGCCATAGCTGCAGTAGTAGCAGTTATTGGAAACACTGTTCTTGGCGCAGTTGAATTAGTAACACGCGGCATAAACGAAATGGTTAACGCAGCAATTAACGGAATTAACTTGCTAAATCCCACAGGTTTTGGCGAAATTCCTAACGTACCAATGCCAAATTTTCCAAGCATCCCTGTGCCAAGTTTTGGTGGCGGCTCATATGCGCCGCCAAGATCAGGAATTATTGCGCCACCCAATCCACCTCGAAGTCCTGTTTTGCCAACAATGCCTGCACCTCCACCACCATTAGCTGGTGACGGTGGAGGCGGTGGCGGTGGCGCTGGCGGTGGTGGTGGGTTACCGCCAATTAACGGCCCTATCGGCTATATGCCGGGCATACAAGAACGCATAGAAAACCGCGAAATTGTTATTAACGTAAACGGCGGTTTAGCAACAAGTGCGGAAATTGGCAAAATGGTTGTAAACAGCATCCGCCAATTTAACTTGCTAAACGGCCCTGCCAACATAAGCGTTGCGTAATGGCTACCGCACTAATTAACGGTGGGCCTGACTACTTAGTAGAGCTAGACACCGGCACAATAGTTAACGGTTTTACGCTTGACGCACCTAAAAAAGGCAAATTAAATAATGATACTTTTGTCCTAGATGGAACAACAGATTTTGCAGACATAACAGAATACGTTGAGCAAATTAGCATTAAACGTGGCCGCCAACGCACCACAGACCAAACAACACAGGCTGGCACTTGCTCATTTTCTATGCGCGAATATGAAGCAAATCAAGAAATAAACCCATTAAACGAGACAAGCGTTTACTACAACACAGGTCAAAATAGCTCAGGCTTAGCGCCAATGCGTATTGTTCGCATCTCTCGTGACGGAGAATATTTGTTTATTGGTCGAGTAACAAACTATGACTACCAATACATTTTGGGCGCGCTAGATCAAGTAACAGTAGTTTGTGCAGATGACTTTTATCTGCTGGCACGCACCGCGCTGGCAACCTTTACACCGTCAACAGAAACCAGTGCTGCACGACTGTCAACCATCCTTGCCAGACCAGAGGTCAGTTATACGGGCACTACGTCAATTACGGCCAGCCCGGTTACAACTTTAGGCAACTATTTGGTGGCCGATAACGTGCCAGTGGCCTCGTACATCAACCGGATTAACGAGGCTGAACAGGGCCGCATATTTTTGAGCCGTAGCGGCGTACTGACCATGCAATCTCGTATATCGCCATCCTTTAGCAGCCCTGACCTAGTGCTTTCGGATGCCTCAGACGTGCCGTACAACGCCCTAACAATCGAATTTGACGCGTCTAACGTAATTAACAGGGCATCCATTTTGCGAGAGTCTGGCATCGCTCAGGTGGCCTCAGACGCCCCATCCATTGCAGAGTACTTTACGCAGTCAGTACAGCAGACCGACAGCCTGCTCAGTAGCGATGCACAGGCTGCAACCCTTGCCGCCTACCTGCTGGTGGCTGAACCATCACCTCGATATACGTCTGTGGGCATTTGGTTTGGCAGCCTCACAGACCCTCAACGGTCTGATGCCGCGATCATTGAGATTGGCGACCTTATAGAAATCACTAAAACAGAGTCGTTTGGCGTGGTCACTCAGGAGTTATATGTTGAGGGCATTGAGCACACAATCTCATTTGAGGCAGGCCACGCCATGCGCTATTACACCAGCCCGACAAGCCTTGTGTATGCGTTTCTACTTGATGACTTGACTTTTGGAAAATTAGATATACAAGACCCACAGCCGGCATTGAGTTAGGATAAAAGCACTATGGCAATTACCACATATACAGCTGGCGAAATTTTGACTGCAGCCTCGTTAAATAACAATTTTGCTTCGGGTGGTTTGCAGTTTATTAGTGCCACAACAATTGGCACAACAGTTGCAAGCGTCACGGTATCCGCTGCGTTTAGTACAACTTACGATAACTACAAAATTGTTGTTAGCGGCGGTACTAACTCAACCGATAACGTTGTTCTTGCTTTACAATTAGGCGCAACCGTTACAGGATATTACGCAACTTATACAGGTGTTACATACTCAACAGCGGCGGCATTACTGGCAGCAGATAACAACGCAGCAAATTTTGCAAGGCCGGGAAATGCAAAAACAAATGGTCTGTTCTTAAATATAGATTTAATTAGCCCTTTTCTTGCAAAAAACACTTTTTTTAATGCTGGCGCAACTGTTAGTAACACGTCTACTCGACTATGTGCAGGGTATTTAGACAACACAACCTCTTACACCGCGTTTACCTTAACGCCAGCATTTGGCACAATGACTGGCGGCACTGTTCGCGTTTACGGATATACAAACAGTTAGGACATGACATGACATACGCCGAAGCCGTAGCAATGTACCCGCCTGAATCAGTACACACACAAATAGGCGATTTAGTGCGCGTGATGACCCCTGCCGAATACGAAGCCTTTATCCAACGACAAGTAGATTATGTTCCCGAATAATGATTGTAAATAACCTGCCTAAGTTTGTTATTTTGCTTGTCGGTTTATTGTGTCTTACCGCGTTAATGATCTTTGACAAAATAGACATGGCATCTGGCGTACCAATGCTCACAATGATTATTGGCTACTCAATTGGCAACGGTGTAAACGCTAAACAAGGCGGCGAAAGTAGCAACGTGTTTCGCTCTCGACCGAAAAAGTGACACCTGCTAACCTTAAAGTTGTTGGCAAACGGCCCTACACAGGCAACAGTGACGGCGCATCGGCTGGCCCACTGCCCGGCATGGATGAGTGGATACGGCAAGCCATTAAATATGGTGGCGGCGCGTTTTGGAATAACGGCAGTTACGGAATACGCAATATGCGCTCATCCAGTGAGTTAAGTGTTCATGCCACTGGTCGAGCCGTTGACTTGTCATATCGGATGTCAGAAAAACAGCCAACAGCAAACCGTAAAGGCTCTATGGCGTTTCTACGCATACTCATTTCTAACGCAAACGAGTTGGGTGTTGAGTGCGTGCTTGATTATTTTCCTAAAGCTTTTGGTCGTGGCTGGTTGTGCACTCGACAAGCGTGGAAAAGTTACAGCAAACCAACATTGTCAGGCGCGCCGGGTGGCGATTGGTTGCACGTTGAGGTAGCACCAGCATTTTTAGATCAGCCTTTAACCCTTATTCAGCAAGCGTTTAGACG